CCCAAAGTGTAATGAAGGGTGTAATGAACGCCAAAATGGGTGTAATGCGTTTCGGATAGTAATAGGCAAAGTGATTTTTGTGGACACAAGAAAGGGTTTGGGACGATGGGCAGCAGAAAAACATTTGTCGTTAATGGCGAGACGTTCGCCACCAAGAAGGCGCTACAGGATCGTGTGCGGTCTATCTTATGGTCATACAAGGACGGCGACATGGTGAACATGTTCGATGCGCCGTTTCTATTCGATTTGTTCAAGATGCACCCAAGCGCTGAACAGAAGATTGGGTGCGGCATTGCCCATGCCGAATTACGTGTTGTTAGTCCTCTAGGCAACCTGAGCTATGCCAAGCGTGCGGCGAGCCATGCGGTGCAACCATGACCCACGCCACCATCACCCTGCATGGCCGTCATTGCGCCGTGACCATGCAGGGCTATGACCTGGCGCATAAGGAGGCGGTGAAGGCGCTCCCCGGCGCTGAGTACGTTGGCGGCGCTTGGGCTGTCTCTGTGCTGCACCTGCCGACGCTCAAAGCCATCTTCGACAGTATGACCGTGGAACCGGCGGTCGTAGTCGCCTACCACGAAGCGCTGCGCAGGATGCTGGATGATCTGCTACCCAGCGCACACCGCAAGGGCGCATTAGGCCAGCACATTGCCGAACTGATGAGCCTGCACGCCAACGGGATAGCGGCGATTAAGGCGAAAGGTTACACGCCGCCGACCCACAAGCACGTAGAAGCGCCCAGAACGACGGAAAACGATTTTTCGACCTACGACACCACAACACAGCCTACAACGCAAAATAGGCCGGTTTCTGTGCCTCAGGCGGAAGACCCAGCGTTGGCAATCTGGCTCACTGGCGCAAAGAACGCCCACAAGAACGCTGAAAAGAAAAAGCAAATGGTGGCAGCGAAGAAGCGCAAACGGAAGGAAGTAGCCGCATGATGAACGCAAAAGAAGCCATTGCCAAAGCGCAGGCGCTTGGCGTAACGCTCACCGTCCGTGACGGCATGATCTACCCATCCGGCGCAACATCGCCGGAAGCGAGGGCGCTGCTGTGGGGGATGCGCCCGCTCAAGCAAGCCATCATTGACGAAGTGGAGCGCCGAGAGACGCAAGCGCTTATCGACGCCGCAACGCAGCAGCACGACGCTGCATTGTCACCAGAACCCGCTACAAGCGACCTGACGCACTTTGTGGGCGCAATCGTCCGCAGTGACACCCTGAACGTGCTACAGGGGCGCTGTGTGGCGCTAGGATGGACGCTGCACACGTTGCCCGCCGATGACAAATGGTACATCACCGGCATGAGCGCCAAACGTGAAATGGGCAAGATTATTGCAGGCGGCAAACCAGAAGAAGGCCACTACCACTACGCCATCAAGCCGTGGACGCCGCTCTACCACCGTGCGGCAGACAGCAAGGCGTACAAGCAATGGCTGTGGCCGAAGATGCAGGATGACACCGGCGACGCTGATGTGCTGGCAGCGCTCTACACCATCATCAACGGCGCTTGGGTTGGCTGCGATGTGTACGTGGATGGCCCTAACGCCGATGTGGTGATGGCGGCGGCGGCCTACTTGCTGAATCAGTATCGTGACAAGACGTTGCCCATTTGGGGCGGGGTGAGGAAGGCAGAGGGATCGTGAATAAACCAAGATTGCTTGATCTGTTCTGCAAGGCTGGTGGATGCACGAAGGGCTATCAGCTTGCAGGCTTTCACGTCGTCGGTGTGGACATTGACCCACAGCCCCGTTACTGCGGTGATGAGTTCGTGCAGGCTGATGCTTTGGAATATGTCACCGCCAACGGCCACAAGTTTGATGCTATCAGCGCAAGCCCACCTTGTCAGGCATACAGCGAAGCAACGCCGATGGCGCATCGGGCGAATCATCCCGATCTGATTGCGCCAACAAGAGAAGCATTACAGGACATCGGAAAACCGTATGTCATTGAAAACGTGGAAAACGCCCGCCATGCGTTAATAAATCCGTTCTTGCTTTGTGGCTCTATGTTCGGTTTGCATTTCTATCGTCATCGCTACTTCGAGCTTTCCCCGTCCCTGTTGATCCTGTTGCCGCCGTGCAATCATCGCCGTGGGCCAGTGCAAGCCGTGATAGATGGAAGCGTGCGCATGGTGCAAACACCGGTTCTTTGCACCGGTGGCGGTGACGGGAAAAAGAGCAACCGTAAAACGCATAGGCCACGGCAGCCAGTTGACGAAATACGATGGGCAATGGATATACCCTGGATGACACAACAGGAGTTAAGCAACGCCATCCCGCCCGCCTACACTGAGTTTATAGGCCATCGCCTTATGAGCATGATTGAGTGAATCAAGGTGAATTACTAGAGCGAGGAGGATCTGTAAAATGATGCGCTTTATCTTCGTACAGCACAACGGTACGCTGGCCTGTACGTATAGCACGCCTATTCATGGCTGCCCTGCGCTGAACTGCGTTTTCTTTCCGATTGTGAGAGGGTGAAAGGGAAACAAGCATGACGATAATTTTACCGATGCCGGTAAGCGCCAACCGCTACTGGCGAACCTTCCGTGGGCGCACGGTTGTCAGCGCCGAAGCGAAGGCGTACAAAGAGCAAGTGGCCTGGATAGCAAAGGCCGCTGGCGTTGAAAAGTTGGACGGTGACATCGCTGTCACTGTGCGAGTGTATCGCCCGGCCAAACGTGGCGACCTTGACAACTCGCTCAAGGTGAGCCTGGACAGTCTGAACGGTATCGCCTACACCGACGACAGCCAGATCGTGCGCATTGTAGCCGAACGCTACGACGACAAGCGCAACCCGCGGGTAGAGGTGGAAGTGACAGCGGCTTAGACGGATAGCCCGTAAACCCCAGTCCCTTTAGGGCTGGGATATAAGTTGCGCAATTTCGTAAGGTCTGACGCTGTTTCTGCCCGTTTTTCTATGATTATTGGTCAAATTAATGATTGACAATCATAAAAAACCGTGCTAAACTATGATTAACCGGCAAATGAGCCGGAAAATAGACGAAAGGGGAAATGATTATGAAATACTATGTGGTGGCTGGTGGTTATAGCGATGGCGTGTATTTCGGTGATGAGCGAATCTTATCCGCCAGCGCTATTGAGAGTGCCGGTTACAACTGGTGGTCTTTCATCGGCGCAACTGATGCGAATGTCGAGAAGTGGACTAAGGCGATCCTGCGCCGCCTGGGCGAGTAAAAAAAGTAGCGCTAGGCAGTGCTGTGAACACTGCCTAGCGCCGTTGGGAGAAGAAAGGAACAGTCATTATGTTAGCACAGAATCCCGGCCATTGCAACCACTGGCCTTCACAGTTCTATGCGGGGCAGGCGGCATTCAAGCGTGGCGAATTGCCGCAACAGGACTGGCCGCAGACAAAGCGGGACGGCTGGAATTACGCCGGCGAAGCGGCTTTTCTCAGCGCAATGGCCGACGAAGCGGAGAGCAAGCGCCAGCGCAGATCAACGGCGGAATACATGCCGCTAGGCAATGCGCTTTCTTTCGCACTCAGCGAAATGCCGCAGATCGAAAGGCTAGAATCGACAGCCGTTATTGCAAAGCTGTCGGATGAGCCGGGGTATAGCGAGAGCCTGACGCCGTTTTTGTATTAGCCGGTGCAGGGGCATTGTAATGAGCAATGCCCCACGAAGGAAAAGGCATTATGAGCAAGACGAAAATTTATTACTGTGTTGAGGCAAAGTTCAATGAGCGCAAGGGATGGCAGCGCAATTTTCAGGAGCATGAATCACTAGATCGTGCGAAATCTATGGCTCGCCACTTCTTTAAAATGGCGGAGGTACGAATCATTCGTATTGAGATCATCGAAACGGAATGCGCCCTATGACACTCTCTTACGACGATTATGTCGCCAACAAAATCATCGAAGCTAAACCCGTTGGCTTTGAAGTTGGCGCACTGAACCCGCAGCTATTCCCCTATCAGGCTGACATCGTGCGCTGGGCATTGCGCCGTGGCCGTGCGGCACTATTCGAGTATCCCGGCCTGGGCAAGTCGATCCAGGAATGGGAATTTGCCCGCCACGTTTGCGCCCACACCGATATGCCGACGATCCTCTTTGCGCCGCTGTCTGTGGCCGAACAAATGGCGATGGAAGGCCCAGACTTCGGCTATGACATCAACATCTGCAAGACTCGTGCCGACGTGCGCAGCGGCATCAACGTAGCTAACTATGAGCGTCTGCACCACTTCTCGCCAGAAGACTTCGGCGGAATTATCCTAGACGAATCGAGCATACTCAAGGCTGCTTCATTTGGCGCAACAGCGAAGGCGATCAATGATTTCGCTTCTACCATCCCCTTTCGCCTTGCTGGTAGCGCTACCCCAGCGCCAAACAATCAGCAGGAGATTCTGTATCACGCTGAAGTGCTAGGCATAATGCGTGAAAAAGAAGCGCTGGCACTATTTTTTATTCAGGACGGCAATACATCCAATCAGTATCGGCTGAAGATGAATGCGGTAGATCATTACTATAAGTGGTTGGCATCCTGGGCAGTGGCAATCCGCAAGCCGTCTGATCTTGGTTACAGCGACGAAGGCTTTATCCGCCCGCCCGTCAACTGGCAACAAATCACCATCGACATTGCTGATCCGCTCGATACCGGCATGTTGGTGCAGGTTGAAGCGCTGGGACTCAACGAGCAGCGCAAGGCACGCAATGCCACGTTAGAGCAGCGAGTGAAAGCCACGGCTGATTTAGTCAATGCCAACAACGAACAGTGGCTAGTGTGGTGCGAACTCAACGACGAAAGCGCCGCACTCGCTAAGGCCATCCCCGATGCTGTGGAGGTAACAGGCAGCGACAGCGAAGCGCACAAGATTGACGCTATGGTTGGCTTTAAGTCAGGCAAGTATCGGGTAGTTGTCAGCAAAGCGTCAATGTGGGGCTTTGGCCTGAACTTCCAACAGTCTTGGAACATGGTTTTTTGCGGCCTGGGCAACTCGTTTGAGCAGTATTTCCAGGCCAGCAAGCGCCAGGATCGTTTCGGGCAACAACACACGGTTAACATTTGGGTTGTCGTCTCTACCGCTGACGGCGCTGTTGTGCAGAACATCAAGCGCAAGGAGCGGGAGCAAGACGCCATGTACGACGAACTCATTAAGCACATGGCCGTTCACATGGATTTAGGCGCAAGCAAGCGTGACGAAATGGATCTACCCGCCAACATGCCATTGCAAGCGCCGTCGTGGTTGGCGCCAACGTCAAGCGCCCCGATTCATGCGCCGCCGTGGATTGACTTTGACAGCGTTCCTTTTCAGTGGGCAGAAGCGCCAGAGGTGACAATCGGCGCTGCGGTTGGTGATGTGTTGCAAGAGTGCCCTCGTTGGTTGGAGAGTGTAGCATGATCCGTGACGGCTATGATGATGTCAACGGCGTTATCGTCGGCGGTGATTATGTCGGCTGGTGTGTTGCCTACGATGAGCGTCCACAGTCTGATAAGCAGTACGCCGACAACGCAGAGCAAGCCATAGCGCAGGGAACGGCGCTGATCGCAGAGTTGAAAGCAAAGTATTGCGGCCATCCGTGCTATTTGTACCCAGACGCAACCAAGTGGACTGTCCGCATTTATGGAGAGTAAGTCATGAGAGAAATTCAGTTGACACCGGAAGGCAAAGCGCTACAAGAAGCACTACGGCAATGGGATGAAGCCAACCCGTTGACCGAAGAAGAAATTCTAAAGCAACAAAGATTCGCCGCCCAAAGCAAGTGGGCGCAGGAAAGTCTAAATAAGTATCCATCCAAAGTTATTGACCAGAAGATCACCGACAGCTATGCAGCCTATCACGGCGATTGCGTACACGTTCTCAGAGGCTTACCGGATAACTCTATCCATTGCAGTATCTTTTCTCCTCCGTTTCCCCTGATGTACACGTATTCAAACAGCAAGTACGATATGGGCAACGTGACTAGCATTGCCGAGATGCTGGAACAGTGTCGCTACATGATGGAAGAGCTATTTCGCTGCATGGTTCCCGGTCGCAGCGTGTTCGTTCATCTCACCCAAGGCGTTGCGCAGAAGTTGCGTGATGGCTACATCGGCATCAAGGACTTGAGAGGCCCGGCCATCAAGATGGCCGAAGAGTGCGGATTCAACTTCTATGGTGAGATCACTATAGACAAGAACGCGCAGGTGAAATCAATTCGCACCCGTGACGTTGGCCTGGCGTTCAAGAGCCTTGTCAGCGACAGCGCCCAGATGCACAGCGCCCTGAGTGACTTCGTGCTGCACTTCCGCAAGCCAGGGGAAAACCCCGTCCCGGTCAAGGCTGGCGGCGCATCCAAGAAGTACCCCGAAGCGAAGGGATGGATCACCCCGGAGCAGTGGATCTTGTGGGCGCGCCCTGTCTGGTACGGCCAGGACTATCTTCCTGGCACGTCCAACAACGGCGCAAAAAGCGGCATTCCCTGCCCAAAGGGATACGGCATCCAAGAAACTGACACGCTGTCCACCATCACCGCCAAGGACGTGCAGGACGAAAAGCATCTTTGCGCTCTGCAATTGCCGGTGATTGAGCGGCTTGTTCTCCTCCACACCAACCCCGGCGAGATCGTGCATGATCCCTTTGGCGGGATCGGCTCTACCGGCTATGTAGCGCTCAAGCATCGCCGCAAGGCTGTGCTGAGTGAACTCAAGGCCAGCTACTATAAGCAACTGGTGAAGAATTTAGACATGGCGTTGGCAGAGCGCAATGCGCTCACCCTGTTTGAGTTAGATGAGGCGGCATAACATGATCCAACTTAACGAAACATTCGCAATCAAGCCTGTGGCGGCGATGAAGAACGTCACCGGCGAAAAGCTCGGCTATCAGTTAAAGCTTTTCAACACGTCCGGCCAGACAGTCTTCGTGAACAAATATCAGTTCGGCCCCGGCATTGCCGACGCAGCGCTGCAAGGAGATCGCATCTTCCCCACGGCGGACGCAGCGTTGGCAGCCTGGGAGACGCAGCCGCACAGTGTAACAGCCAACGCCATCACGGCGTAGAGAGGAGGCAATGAGCGCTGACATTTACATGCCAAGCGCCGCAGATTTCAACGCACTCATTCTTGGTATTTCTTACATTTTGTACGATGGGCTTTGGCTGCCAGCCAGAGCCACCTATGACGCTTATCGTGACCGCCACTGGCCGACCGCCAAAACATTGCTGCTCCACCTCGACTACACCACAGACGCAACCGGCTGGCGTGAATTTATGACTGACACCGTAGGCGGCGACGTGATCGACCGTACCACTGCCCGCATCATCGCCATTGACCGGCGACGCTTGCCGCCTACGGCCCCCGGCCCCGGCTGGGGTGATGAGTTGGCGCTGACCCTGGATTACGAATGGCCCTGGAACGGCCACAGGGAGCGCCGGGACGCAATAGAGCGAGGTTGGATATGAGCAGTATGAAGTGTGCATGTGGAATGGAGTTTGGCCCCAGTGGCAAATATGCGTTTGGCTACCACCGCCAAGAATGCCCCGCCTTCTGGCAGAGCATCAAGGCAGAGATGGAGAACATCAGCCGCAAGCTACGAGGCAAGCCAACGCCAGTGTCAAGCCGGGAGTGGGAGATGCACCGTAGCCGTGAGCTACCACACGCCAAAAGCCTCATTGACTGGCTGGGTGCTTGGTCAGCCGTGCAAAGCAAGGTGGGATTAGGCGTATCCACTTCCGGCCCCAAAGCAACCGCAGCGCCCGCCGTCACGCCGCCCCTGGATGACTTCATTGAAATGGTGCTAGACCTATCCGATCAATACTACGGCAACGGCCTAGTCATTGGTTGTAACCTATACGACGACATTCGCCCCGCTGGATGGCCGATGCACCGCACAATGCTAAAGATGCACGGCTATGCGCTCAACGCTGACGGCTGGAACGCCTTCATCTTCCACGAAACTGGCCTGTACGTCGCTACAAAGTCAGAGGTGACGCAGCACGCTTATGAGCAAAAAGAAGTGCGGCAAGCCAGAGCCGTGCAGGGCTTTGACTATCGCCAGCCGCCCACGACGGAACGAATGCAGGCGCTCCTAAGCAGGAGTGGCCTGCTAGTGTGTGAAGACACGTACCAGCGCACCGGGCGCATGGTATTGAGGTGAAAGGAGAGATCGTGGATATTGACAACAATCGTAACGAATGGATCGCTGCAAGCGGAGGCGAGGAATGGACTTAATCAACAAGCCATCACATTACCTACACCCCATCATACCGGGACTGGAAGCCCGCCACGTTATCGAAAACTATCCCTACCACATCGCAACGGCGCTGTCGTACCTATGGCGCTGTGGACGCAAGCAGGGCAGCAAGGCAAGCGATGATCTGCAAAAGGCGCGCCAGCATATCAAATTTGAGATTGAGCGTACAAAGCGCCATCATGCGGTGTTCGATTATCGCTTTGCCCCCTGGCCTGACAATGCGCCCGGCCCTTATGTTATTGCGTCCGCCTTTTCCGGCAACATCGCCAGCGCCATGTATGCGCTGATGGTTGCAGACAGCCTGAGGAGTCTGGAATTAGCAATTTGCTACATAGAGGGAGAGATCATTGAACAGTAAACGCATCTACGCCATCGCCAAAGAGCGCAACCCCGGCGCTGTCGTGTTCGTGAAGGTGCCAAGCGGCTGGTACACCTTCGACCGGGACATCGACGCCTTGATCAAAGCCTACCCTAGCGCCGTGGTTGCCGCCAACTTCGCCCACATCAAGGGTAGCGAACGCCCCGAAGTGGTGACAGCGCTGCGCAAGGCCGGCAAGCGCTGCATCTGGGCAGACGGGGAGCAGCGTCCACGGCGCTGGGTGGATAGACTGGCGCATGGTTAGGAGAAAAGGTCAGTGTAATCTAAACATGTAACAGAAAGGAGAGTGGGGCATTTTGGGGGATTATCCCTCCCCATGCCTAAAGGCAGGGGTATCTCATCCCCCAAGCCCCCATTTCGATGAGTAGAATTTACTTTCACACGCCAACCAGCACCGCAGAAGTTCGAGGTAACGAGCGCGCCCACTTTGGCGTCTTCTGCAGCAATCTGGCGTGGTTCATTCTCAAGCCCTACGCCGAATTGCCCAGCCCGCCGCTGGCGTGCATCTTCCCATCTGGGCATTACGTGCATCACTCATCTAATTTTGCCGAATCGGCTCGAATCGCCTTCTCCGTTGGCACAGAGAGGCTGACCCTTGGCGAAAGACAAATTGATCCGTTTGTTTTGTCACTGAATACAGCCCTTTCGTTGGGCAATGATACTGTAAGGTTGGCTGCTCGTATTCATGGACAGTGCGAGATTCACTGTTGGGCAAGTGGGCAAAATCGTAAATGGCTAGCCGGGATTGTGCGGCAAGGGGTAGCAAGCTGCTTCTATCGTTCCGGCATGGGATGGGATAGCGTTATTGAACTGTTAGAGTCAGATAGCGCTGCCCCTGTTGTTCTGAGTTACAGCGTGTGCGACGGTTTTCCTAACAAATATGTATCAGCGTGGACGCCACCGACTGACGAAGATGGTGAACCAGACTATGACGCATGGTACGACTTGCCGACCAGTGAACAGTGGAGACTTGCCTTTGATGGGCTTGCCGCATCGGGCGTTGGCTTGGAATTATCACCCGCCGGCTGGACAGACTATTACTTCGGCGACGGCTACACGGCGATGAACTTAGCTGATGATTTGATGAAATAGTATCGACCGCATAGAGCGCCCAAAAAACAGGGTAGACGCAATGTCTACCCTGTTTTTTTTATTCTCGGCACGTCGCAATCATGATTGACCAGTAGTGCGTAAACCGTGACCCCGGCACGCTCACCAGCGCCACACCCACATGCCGCTGCTCACGAAAGAAGGCATTGCGCCCCAGCAAGTGATCAGCGTGCTTCTCACTGCCCAGCAAGGCCCGCAGCGCCACGGCAGGATCATCCGTGCCGGCCACCAGGCTCTCCACGCTGTTAGCGCCGCCGTAGCCGTGGTTGCACCCCGCTTCTCGTGCGTACTGGTTGGCGCACTTGCCCGACAAATCGCAGTGTGACCAGTTGCCGTCCTGCGCCAGTTGAGCAGCGTGTCGCCGTGCGGCTTCTGCCAGCGCAGGATGCCATGTCATGGCGCTGCGCTGCTGTCCTGGCGCATCCCTAAGCAGCGTGTGGAAGCGTTGCCCAGCGTCGCCGCCGCCAAAAGCGATGGGCAGATACAGGGCAATGCCTAGCCACACCACCACAAATAGGCGATAGGCAGCAACCAGAACAGGAGAACGACGATGATCATGATCCATTGTTGTATTTTGTCCTCAAGCGTTGCCGCCGACTCTTCTACGCCGATTCGCTGCTCTGCTCCTTCTTCGTCGTACATTGCTCCTTCCAGTGTTGCATCGCCTTGATGCCGCCAAGCAACTGCATCGCCACGTCATGCGCCGCTTGGAGCGCTGCTTCCAACTGCGCAATTTGCGCCTGCACCGCCTCCAAGTCCTTTTGGTACTGCTCGATAATTTGATCCATGCGTCTCCTATAGCATTGTTAATGTAATTTGAGCGTTGTCATGCACGCACAACGGAATCGCGCTGACCCCGACCGCCACAGATTGAGCCGATCCATTAAGTTGCGTGAGTGTCAGCGTAATGCACCGGTTAGTTGTATCTGCCGCCGCCGTTAGCGCGATTGAACTTTGCCCAAACATCGCCTTTGCATGTTCGGTAACTGTTGCTTGGCTGAAAGCGTGCGCCACAGTATACGATATGGATGACGTAGTTGTGGCGGATTGCATTGTCAGACTCACCAGATAGCTCGCCGCCAGTGCGCTCCCGCCGCCGATGGTAAGCCGACAAAGTGCCGTTGCCGCATTGTGGGCAACACTGGACTTTGTGCCAGTTAAGCCAGTTGTAGATGATACAGAGAGCGTGCCAGCAAAGGATGCGGACGGCGCCGATACATTAACGTTGAACGCTGCTGCCGCTCCGCTCAGTTGGAAATCCGGCGTTGCACTATTGCTCTGGTACAGGCGGATTGCCCCGGCGCTGTACATGCGCAGAATGTTGTTTACGTCGTCGAGAATGGCCTCGACCCGTGGCGCGCCGGCTGACCCGCCGCCGAAGATCATGTCGGAGCGGTCAGCGCCCATCACCGCCTGCACCTGCCCACTGTCTACTCTGGCGTACAGGTCTACGCCGCTGACGCCGCTGTAGGCGTAGCCGGTGAGTTGGCCGATGAGCGCACCGGCGTCCGTGCGCAAGCTCAACCCACGGGCAGCACTGTAGGCCGGACGGCTGTTGCTGCTCTGCGTGTAGATGATAGCGCCGGTAGAGTCCAGCCGCACCGCACCGCCGCCCGCCAGCAGGTAGCCACCGCCTGACACCGCCGACGCCTGATCAATCGTCACTGCCCCACGAATGCCCAGCGTTGCCCCGTCCCAGGTAAGGCGCTTGTCGGCATCGCTTGCCCCGATCCACACGTTGATACCGGCGCTGTCAATGTTGACCTTCTGCACACCGCCGCTGTATAGCTCTAGCGGGATGTTGTTGAGCTTTGCGCCCAAGTTGGAAATGCGCAAATATTGATTGCTGACGGTGACGCCATCGCCAGCGAAAAAGCCAAACTCATTGCCCGCCCCGAAGATGCCCTTGAGGTTGCCGTCCTGCGTGCGCACGACAGCGCCGGTTGCCGGGTGGCCCGTCCAGCTTACCACACGGCTGTACGGCGAATTGCCGCCATAGATGCCGTCGATAGCGGTAATCTCATGCCAGCCGTTACCGCTCTTGCCATAGTCCAGCACGAAGGCGTCAGCGGCAACCACAGTGCCGATGGGCATAAAACCGGAGGCCAGGTCTAGGTTTGGCGTCAAGCCAGTGATATTGACCGTAACGCTAATGGTTCGCGATGTGCCGCCGGTTAGCGCTGCCGACACATCGCCAAACGGGATGCCCGCATAACCGCCAGTCAACACGTCGAATGCCGCTAACGTGTTGCTGCTGGCCGTGTCGGTGTAAATGTCGCTCCATCCCTCCGGTTTGATGATCGGGTTGCGGTTGGCTCTAACCGCTACAAAACCGACATAGCGGTCAGTGTCACGGGTTGGTGTCAGGCTCTTGATCACCGAGAACGCCGCTGCTGTTTCCTGCGGATGGATGATTGACGCTGTAATCGGCGCTGTCGCATTGACATCCTGGTATGTGCGGATAATGCCCATTGAAGCGCCGGAAGCGCTGTGCGTCCACGCATAGCTGGCTGGCTCCGATGCCGTGCGCACTTTGCTGTAAACCATTGCCCGCATCCCGGTGACGGTCGCCGTCTGCATCAGCGTCCAACCGGCAGGCGTTGCCGTCGTAATGGTTGTGCTGCTAATCAGCACGAAGGCCAGCATGAGATCACCGGTTTTGGCGTAGCTCTCTGCAACGCCCGTATCCGGCCCCGCAATGGTGAGCGTTGCGCTTGTGCTGCTGGCGGTCTTTGTGCCGCCCAGCGTTTCAGTCGGCGCTGGGCTGACATAGTTGCCCAAACGAGTAAAGAGCCAGCGCTGCTTTTTGTCGGGCAAGTCTGTGTAGCCTGACACTGTACCCCAGCAGCGAGTAGACGAAAAACCGCCACCCGCTCTTGAGTCTTGCGTGACAAGGATAAAATCGCCACTCTCAAAAACTGCCATGCCCTCGGCGCTGGGCAAGTCGTCAACAGTGAGAAATGACGACAAACCAGGAGGAGGTGCAATAAATGATTCCGCCAGCGTCGTTACGCTTTTGCTGACAATCTGCGAACCGGCTAAGGCTTGCTGCATATCCGCCATGAACTTGATGATCTTCATCTCGTTGGCGAAAATATAGCGGGTGTCAAATTCACCGGTGTAAGTATGCCGCCAGCCAGTAAGCTGCGAGGTGTAGTTGTCAGTCTGTAGCCGTGTCGCATCCGCCAGCACTTTGCCGCTGCCTACGGCCAACGACGCAACGCCCAACTCACCGGCCACACCACTGCGCAGGATGGTATTAACGTTCGTTGCACCGTCGCTTGTGGTGGGCAACACGCCCAACGTGTTGAGCGCTGACAGGCCGATCACGCTCCCCTGCGCACCGGTGACGGTATGCCATGTGGGATCAATGAGTCCGTGAGGCTTAATGCCGGCGATGGCTTCCAGCACCCACGGCGCTTGGCTTTCCAGCAATGTCCCGCTCAAGTCGGCAAAGGTGTGGACATGCGGCCCACTCGGCGGCGCTGCTGACACGGCAACGGCAGGCGTATTATTCAGATAAGGCTGTAGTTTACTGGCTAAGTTGCTATATTTTTGTCTGCGCACTCTCTACCCCTGCAAAAGTGTTGGAATGTCCCACACGCTATCCTCTCCATATCGTTTCAAGTCGCTGATCTGCCCTTGCCTGACGTTGTATTCCGCATAGCCTACCAGGAATGGTGACAATGGCGCTAACGCCCCGGCTGCGCTCTGCACGTCCACAGCGCACCATTGACCCACCGGCAATAGCCCTTCCTCGACAATGCCGCCTTGCGCCGTCGCTACCCTGCCATCGGAGCGCAGGAGGAACGGCGGCAACGTGCTATCAGGCGCAGCGTCCACGATCACGCGCCAGTCGGGTGTCACCGTCGCCAGCAGCGTTGCGCCGGTGTTCGTGCCACTGTCTAGCAGCGTCTCAAGCTCGGTGAGCGCCGTCTGGTTGCCGCTGCGGTAGTGCCGTGCCATGACGCCGCTGTTGGGGCGCACAGCAGCGCCGTAGAGGAATTGCCCCTTCGTTGCTAGGATGGTGGCAAGCTGCGTTGTTGTTTGCTGATGCCCCCACACCTGGTACACGACAGTCCCAGGCTTGCTCTCCCAGGCGACGCCGTTCCACAGCAGGAAAGCATTGACGGCATTGTCGCCGTCGTAGCCCACGCCGTAATAGTTCTCCGTGCTGGTTGCGCCGATGCGCTCAACGATAACCCAGTAGGTTGCGCCGCTCAGGAGCGCAACCGTGGCGCTCAACGGAAAGCTGACCCAGCCGCTGGCGTTGCCGATGCCGCTCAGAATAGAGCTTTCCAGCACAGTGCCAGGCACGCCGCTGTTGTTGCTGCACAAGCTTACCCCGACGCTACCGCCCGCCGTGCCGACAGAACGCAGCTTGATGGCAATTTCACCGGCAAGGAAAGCGCTGCTTGCCACAAAGCTAAACGCCATCTTCTGCGGCCCTGCCAGCGTCACCGCCGCCCCCGGCGCCTCAATCGTGAGATCGTTCGTCACGTCCAAGCTTGCCGCTTGCCGCAACGTGATGGATGGCCCAGCAGCCTCCGTGATGATTGCGCCCGTGCGCCCTGCCGATGTGGTGATTTGCGCCCGCCCCACGCCGTCGATGAGATGCGCACGGCTGTTGGAAGCGCTACCTGTTACACGTAGAAATGACCCCATGCGGGCAATGCCAAGCCCCTCTGCGCTGTCCAGAATGTCGTCACCCGCCGCAAAGCTAACCGTGGAAGCGGTGTACGTCCCGCCGTCTAAGGCGCTGCCCGCTGCCGTCAGGACGCCGTTGTTGGCAATGCTGCCCGTCACCCTGATCTTGTCGCCTTCGTTCAGTTGCCCCAGGTTGCCGTTCAGCTTGTGGATGGCCCTGTCCGCAAAGCCGATGTCGGTGCCAGCAACGCCCCAGCCGATAATCTGTTCGGCGCTGTCCATGCCCTCGTAGGCTGTGCGGCCCGTACTGTCAGCGTAATATGTCCAGTCGTACAGGCTCCACAAGCCAGCGCAGGATAAAATAGCCGCCCCGCCAGCGCTGAAATTGATGCTTTGCTTGGCTAAGGCTCTGTCCTTGAGCAGTGTGAGCGCCGCTGCCGCCGCTTGCGCTGCCGACGCCTCGCCCACGGAGAACAGCAGTTCCTTGCGCCCGTAGGCGTCAATGCTCTTGGCGTTTTCGTTCCACGCTGTCTCATAGGCGACGCCGCCCACGGTGTACGCCACCTTGACGCAATTCGCCATGTCTTGCAGCGATGCGCCCACTTCCAGCGCTTCAATCGGTGTGGTAGCGCTGACAACTTTGCCCCACCACACCGGCGTGTTGTTCTCGTTGCGGATGATGACATAGTAACCCAGCCAGCCCCGCAAGGCGTCCAGCGCATCGCCGGTCGCCTCAATCGTGGCGGTGTGCGGCCCGCCCACGGCGTAGGCGTCATGGCTTATCACAGCCAACGTGTAGTTGTGGATGACGGGCAGCTTGGCAGTGTCCAGGACGGTGACGGTTAGCATTAGACAGTACTCCGCCGCAAGCGCGCCTTGACGGTGACGATGGTCTGCCGACTGGCGTTGAACGCCGCCGATTCGCCGGCCAGCACGCTCAGACGATTCGTGCGGCCCGGCCAGGCCATGAGTGGCCCGCCTGCTCGGCTGACGTTGCTGTACTGCCCCAGGCCGGAATCATAGAAGGTGGTGTCCGGGCGGTAGATAATCGTTTCCTGAAACTTCCATTCGTGGGTCACATCCAGCCGCACGCCGCCCTTGGCGGGCATCAGTTGCACGAAGGACAGCGTTGCCGACCCCGCCGCCGCTCGGTAGCCCGCCACCACAACGACAAGCCCACTGTGCGCTGCTGCCGGGAATTGCAGCGTCCCTAGGTTGATGAGCAATTGCCCGTTGGCGTACTGCTCGACGCCGGTGGCGATCTGCTGATACACGCCATCATACAGCGAGTACAGCGCCGCCCGCAGGTACATGTCGCTGGGCAGCACAGAAAACGCTGCAATGATGCTGACGGCCTTGCCTGCGAGTTTGGCGACGACGGTAGACGACGGCGTGAGCGTCCACAACAACTGATTGTAGGTCAGCCCTGCGCCCCAGGACTTTGCGTCAGCGCCGCTGGTTACAAGATGCTGATTCGCCGTCAGCCCTGCAAAGCTATCCAGATTGAGGTAGACATTGCGTGTCAGTAGGTCAGACGCATTGTTGCTCTGCAGCTCTACGCTAATCGGCGTTGGCAAGTCGCCGCCCACACTGCCCAGCGTAACGGCGTTGTAGGGCGATGCTGTGCCGTTGGTGATGCTAAAGCCGTCGTTGAGCGTTGTCTCCGTGGTGCTTTCCCAGAAGTCGCCACGGGTGAGGATGATAGCGCATTCGCCCGTCGTGGTCGTGTCCCAAAACTGGCGATTCTGGCGCTCCGTACTCCACACCACTCGCCCACTGACGATGGGCGAACGGTAGACCGTGCCGCCAGGGACAAGGCTATATTCCAGATACACCGGCACGGTAGCCGCCTCAGCAATGAGGCGTTGCACCGTGGACATAGCCGACAACGCACTGTCAGAGACGCCGCTAAACACTACGTCAATCGTTTCGGTGACTTCGTTGCCGTCGCCCTTTGTGGGGAAGTAGCGCACGCCGTACAGTCCCAGCGCCGGTGTACCGCTATCACTGTGGAGGACGAGCGTTGTTGTGCCGTTGGTGAGTCGTAAAATCATTAGCGGCCTCCTAGACGGCGTGCAACCTTGTAGGCGATGGCCTCAGCGTCTTCTTGGCTGTTAACGTAGACCGGCCCTAGATTGACGGTGACAGCCGCCACCCCGCCGCTAAAGAGAGATCGTCCGTCGCTACTACTGGCGCTTGCCCCGCCGCCCAGCCAACTCGGCAATGATGGCGTCCAGTTGAGCAGCGCCGTTACCCAGGCCGGTGCCGGGATCGAGAAATTGGTAAGCTGTGTCAACCAGGCCGGTGCTTTCAGATCAGGGAACTTAAAGCTTGTAATACGATTGATGGCGCTCATTACCCCGCTACTAAACTCAGGCCACACCCAACTCACCAGCGCCGTGATCGACGGCGGTGCATCCGGCCATGCCCACTTGAGGATGTCGCCAATCTCTGTGGGCGCGCCCGGCCATACCCACGCCAACAATTGAGCGATGACCGGTGGCACTTCGGGGAACATCCACGCCAGCAAGTTTGTCACCCACTGCGGCGCACCGTCACTTGGTTTCCAGTTAATGAGATCCATCACCCATTGCGGCGCTTCCAGTGCATCGCCTAAGCTGCTGGCAGCGTCGGCAAGGCTTTGGCCTAAGCCCTTTGACAACTCGCTCAAGGCGCTACCGAACAGCGCATCAGCGCTGACGCTTTCCAGGTTGATGAAGTCGCCAATTTGCAGCTTGTCTACGCCCTTACCCACCGTGAGATCAAAGAGATCGCCGTAGGTAATCTTGACTACATCAACGCCCATCCACGAAAAGAAATCAGCCAGCGTGTACTGCTTTGGTGCATCACCGCCCGATAAGTCAAACAAATCTTTCGTCGTGTACTTGGTAACGTCCGTGCCGGTAATCCAGCCAAAAAAGTCAGCAAGGCTATAGTTGCCAACCTGCACTTTGGCGGCAAAGTCGAATAGTTGCGCTTGCGTGATCGGCCCTTTGGTTGTGTCCCAACCGGCCCAGAGGAAATCTTGCAAGTCAAAGCGAGCAATATTCACCCCGTCTTTATTGCCAAAGTCAAAGAAATCGCCTAGCGTAAGTTTCTTTAGCCCGCCATCACCCCAAGTGAAGCGCACGTAGTCTTGCAGGTTGATCGTGGTGATGTCGCCGCTCTGCACAAAGCTGAACACGTCACCCAGCGTCAAAGCGACGCCGCCCGATGCGCTGTCGTAAATGAATGACACATAGTCAGCAATGTTGATCGTCGTGCCGCCCGCATCGCTCACAAAGCTGAACACATCGCCCAGCGTGAGCGCCACGTTGCCCGTCTTGGCGTCATAGATGAACGTCACATAGTCAGCAAGGTTGATCTGCATCCCCTCGCCAGCCACAAAGCTGAACACATCGCCCAGCGTGATTTGTTCAACGCCGTTGCTTGACCATGTGATGTCCACATAGTCGGCAATGTTGATCCGTGTCAGACCAAGCCCAGGCTGCTGGATGAATTCAAACAAATCACCAAGCTTAATCTGCTTAAACTCTGGCGACCATTCAAAATTGCTGTTGGCGATGAAGTCGGCAATCCACGTCTCTACGGTGGTGAACCATGCCTCAATCGACGGTAGCGCAGTGTTGAACGCCCCCAGCATAGCATCGCCCAACGGCGTGATGGCAACCAGCGCACGCCGGCGCAGGCCCTCGAAGAAGCTAGGGATTGTCTCATACTGCTTGTTGAGCTTGTCAAGGCTGCCGTTGACTTGCTCGATACTTACCCAACTCGCATCCATGCCCCTAACGATAGAATCACCCAGGTCTTCAAACTGTGTGCCGATGACAGCAGCGCCCGCCTGCATTCTGATCGTTGGATCTTCAATCTTGCGCAGGCTGTCTAACACCAAGTCGAACGCATCGGCCACGGTGATGGCGCCACTGGCGAGATTCTTGGTTAGCTCCTCAGAGTTGATACCCATGAGCTTTAAGCCGTCCGCCGTGGTTTTGCTGCCGTCCTGAATGCGTAGGCGGAACTCCTTAAAGGCGTCCGCCGCTTTGTCGGTGCCTAATGCGCCGCCGGCCATGCCCGACTGAATGATGCTAAAGAACTGTTCAGCCGTTGCGCCGCCGTTGGCGAATTGCGTAGAGTATTCGGTGATCGTGTCCAAGAAGTCGCCGCTGCCGTCCAAGCCTTGCTGGAAGCCGAACGCCAGCATATCAAAGGCTTGCTCGGAAGAGATACCGAACTTGTCCATAAGTTCGACGGCTGCCGATGTGGACTCATTAACTTCAATATCGAACGCATCCCGCAGCGCAATGGCCGCTTCGGTGGCCTGCTGTAGCTGCTCAGTCCCTTCCGGCCCGCCGATACGCTGGAAAGCAGCATTGACCTTGCCGATGCTGTCCGCCACATCTTCAATGCTATCACCAAAGTTGTTGGCGTAGATCGACTTGAGCGCCGCCCCGTATTCCTCAGCGCCTTGCTGCGTTAGCCCCAACTGACTTTGCATCTTCTTTGTGGCAGCGTCGAAATCAGACGCCGCCGTAAACGCCGCCGTGCCGATGCCCACAACCGCCGTACCCAGCGCTGCCACGCCGCCCAGGACAGCGCCGCCCACTAAGCCCTTCATCGAACCGGCGAGGCTTGACGCCCAGTTGGTGACGCTGCCTTTGGCGTTATTCAGGTCTTGTTGGAGTTGGTCGCTGTTGGCTCTCAAGAACACAGCGACATCACCCAGGCGCACTGCCATGCTTTACCGTTGCCCCCATCATCTGCAAAAAGGCGTCGCCTGTCACTTGCGGCTCTGGCGACGCCTCTTCTTTCTTCTCACCGAATAATGTTCTGGCGACTTCCACAGCCAGTAGCCTCGCTTCCCAGCGCTTGCGCCGTCCGTAGCCGCTGGCAAGGTCGTAGATTTGCGCCTCGTCAAGCTCGTCGCTCCACAAGCCCCACGCTGACAGGCAAAGCTCGTCTACGTCGGCTTGCTGCTTGAGCCAATTTGCCGGATCGTACTCGTCAGCCGCCCGATCCGCTCGGAGCCGAAAAAAGGGAAACTCAACCCCACAGCGGCCAGGAAGCCATCGACAACTTGACTACCAACGGCGTTGTCTTCGATATACTCCCGGTCTTTGGCAAGCTCTGGCGAGTATTGCAGGAGCAGATCCAGCGCCTTGTCCACGCTATCCAGCAGGGTGGCGCTCAGTGTGCGCAACAGGCCGCTGACGGCTCCCATGTCGGTTAGCTCGACGTTGGGCGAGCCTTCCACCAGGGCAATGAAGCTGCCGAATTCGGCCTTGAGCGCCTCACGGAACTGCCGTGCCGGTCGCACCGGCATTTCGCGCAGGATGTACTCTTTCTCGCCAAGTGTGATTGTTTCGGTTCTCAAGCGTTAGTCTCCTGTTAGGATGTGGCCGGGTTGGTCACGATGTGGGCTTCCATCAATTGCGCCCCAACGGCTTTTGTCGGATCGGCAAGCGCTGTGATCTGGGCAGGGATGTTGGTGCCGGCCCCCTTTGCAAACTCGATAGAGCCGTTCAGGCGAATCGTGCCACGGTAGAAGAAAATGCGAACCGGCTGTTCGCTACCGCCAGTGTTGGCCGGACGATACCCTTCCAGCGCAAACATGTACTCTGGCAGGTAGGGCGAACCGCCCGTCACAACCTTGTCATAGGCTTTTTGCGATGCGCCCGCCGCCGTGCTGGTGACAGTGCCGTCCGTCACCAGCGCAAGGTTGTCGGCGCTGAACTGTGACAGTGCAATGTCAGTCGTGGCCCGCTCGTTGGTTTTGCGCTGGATGATCGGCGATGTGGATTGCTCGACGCCCAACTCGAACACGTCGTAGGTATAGGTTGTGCGCGCCGGTGATGCGGTGTAGCCCAGGTGTTCCCACCCGGACGGCCATGAATCGAAGTCGTTCCAGGCCACGGTGGTTTCATCGGGCAATGCAGTGCCTTTCGGCGCATAGAGGATGTTGGCAGCGGTGACTAGCACGTCACTCGAAGAGAAGTTCTCAGCCATGTGTTACTCCAAGGTTTTTATCCTTTCAGACTATTGAATGTCACTCGAAAAAACGTCAAGACGAACGGCCATCCGGTATCAGGCTCCTGCAACGGATAGCCGCTAATTTCTAGCTCAATGTGGCGGATAGCGCCGCTGCTCTTGTCGTCGATAGCGTCCACCAGCGTGCGGTACAGCGCCATTGCGGCCACTTCATCCGGCCCATAGCACTTGAACGTGAAACTATCGTTGATCAAGCGTCGATCATAGGTCATTACACCACCGCGTGCATTAAAGCAGATGGCGTATTGCCCCGCTACATACTCCGGTGGCGGAAACGTGCGGCCAGCGTAGACTCGTTGCCCTGTGAGCGCCGTTACGCTGCTCTGGGCAACGATGAACGTGCGCAGGGTGGACAGTGCATCAATCAAAGTGCTTCCGTCCTACGGCCTCAATAATGCCGTTGGCCTGCTGGGCAACGCTCTGTAGCGCCGGGTAGAGAAACGGCTGTTCTGCTTCCACATAGACGGCGTAGTCAGCACCAAAGCCTACCGCAACGCCGTCTTCGGCGCTCTGGGCAGAGCCTACCGTCTCATGTTCAGCCGTTTGGCCTGTCTTCTTGCTTGTCAGCGTCTCATGCCGTGGCACGAAGGTGTTTTGGCCGGCGCCGTTGACATAGCTGCTGTTGCGCAAAAAGCCGGTATCGACAGGGGCGCGAACCTTTGCCTCTGCTTCCACCTGAAAGCCCAGCGCCAGCAGAAACTCAGCACTGGCGTTCTCGACTCGCAGCAATACATCCTGCTCGTACCATTTGACGCTCATGTTTTTGTCACCAAATTAACCACGATGGCGCTTAGGCCGCTGGCGGGCTGTCCTACCACGTCGAAGAGCAGCGTAGGGGTGAGCGCATCGCCGTAGCGGTGGGTTAGCTCAATCCGATCCAGGCTCTTGACTGCCGTGCCGTGGGGCAAGCGCAACTCGGCGTCCACTTTGGCCGTCTCGTTGCCTTGCTGTACTTCCCGGCTACTGCGTGCTTTGTAGCCGCAGACTGTGGGCGCTCCTGCCGTGTAGCCAGCGCCGGGAACGCCGTAGCTGTCGGTTGCCCCAGCGCTGTAGCTATGCACGATGCAGGTATCCAGCATCGTGGACGCTGCTGCTGCCTGCTCTCTAGCGAAGCGCTTCACGGATCTTGCTCTCCGGCGCCTTGCCAATGCCCTTGACGCTGGCAATGTCGCCGGTTTCCCGCAGCGTCTCATACGTGCCAATGCCCGCTTCCCGCAAGGCGTCATAGCCGGGGAAGTCCTCAGGCAATGCGCCCGTGCGCACCGTGGACTGTTGGCCGGTGATCGTGCGCTGCGCCGTGGTGTCAGGCGCCGTGACTTCTTGCGCCGTGGGCTGCACTTTGCGCCGCTTCACCTGGCGCTCTGTCTCGGCAATGCGGGCAAGGTCAGCGTCCGTCTTGCGCACGTTGTAGCCATCGGCGGCGGTGCTTTCCACCACGATAGGCTTCACTTCGCTGCGCTTCCAGCCAAGCCGCTGCAAGATTTCCATGCGCTTGGTTTCCCGCTCTTCGACCTGTTGCGTTTGGCCGTTCTTCTCAAAAACAATCATCGTTATTCCTCCGGCAAGTTGCCGATCCATACTGGCTTTTCTCTGGGCGACACAAAGATCGTGGTGTTCCCCGGCTGACGGCGGGCAGCATGGTATTTGGCCTGCTTCATGTACTGGTTGTACACGCCTTCACGGTTGAGCGTTGCGCCGTCGGCGCTGTAGTTGTAGTCTTGCGCTACAGCAGCGGCTTTCTCGGCCCACACTTCATAGGCCGCAGCGTACAAGTCCCAATTTTCCGTCCAGCCGTATTCCGTGGGTTGTCGCCCCAGATCGTCGGCCAAAGGAAAAGCGGCAATGTACAACTTTAGCTCGTCATCCGTGTAGGTGGAGGTGGCGAAGGGTTCCGCCACCATGCGCCGCAATCTGTCCACCATGCCCGCCGTCACTGCCATTTATTCGCCCCGAAGGTACTCAATATACAGATAGCCAACCATGCCCGCCAGTGTTGCCGACGCCGTGCAGGTAACGTACTGGGTAGCGCCCCACACCTGGTTAGCTTTGCCGTTGGTGCCGGGGTTGCCGACGTTGCCGAAAGCGCCCGCCGCCGCCGTACTCATCCCGTCAATCAGGTTGTCGCTGCTGGTAGTAGCGTTGGCCGCTACGCCCACATCGACTGTCGCAGCGCCGGTGGACGCCGTGGGGATGTAGAGGACGGCACGCGTGATAATGAGAGGCACACCCTCAGGGTTGGCAATGGCCGCAGCGCCGCCCGCCGTGGTAGTCGTGACGGCGGTTAGCGCCTTGCGATAAGCTCCAAATTGAGACATTGTATTTTCACCTCATGGGTAAAGGGGCGATAGTAGCGCCCCTGTGTCTAGCCGACGAAAAACTTAGGGCAGCAACGCCGCAAACGGAAAGCGGGTGGTATTGTTGCTGTTGATCTGGTTCAGCGGGTTGGGCAACTGCCAACCGAGGCGCATCACCGCCCGGAGCGCAACCATGTCCTGCTGCGCCAGATTGTGGATGATGTTGCCGGCTTCATCCTGAATGACAGCCTGATCCAGAATCTTGTAGGTGATGTCCTGGCGAATGCTGTATACCAGTTGGTTCCAGTCGCCGCTAATCATCAGCGCTTCGGTGGCGTCAATAGCGCCGTTGCGAGGAAACTCCATCGGCACGCCGTCAAGTTCGTAGCCGCTGCGCTCCTGCATGGTGCGCACAAAGAGCGGCTGCCCGACGCCTAGCAGGTTGGTGCCGTCGTAGACTTTTTCCCGCAAGCCACGCAGCTTGGAGCGCATTTGCAGCGCCGCCACATGCCCGTTCACCATGTAGCCGTCAAGCTCGACTTTGGCGATAACACCGGCCTCGCCCATGATGTCATCGTAGATGTCGTTACCGGCCCCCACAGTGACGACGTTGCTGGCAGCGGTCGCCAGCGGCACCAGTCCCAGCGGCCAGTCCTGCGGCGCATTCGTGCCGTACAGCACGGCGGCATCGAACGTTTTGCCGAACGCCTCCACGATGCGGGGCTGAATCTCGCCCCAGATGTCGTAATCGGCATCATCCAAAACCGCTTCGGGAATCGGCACGATGACGGCCAACTCTTCGGCGTTGATGAACTTGTTGCCCCATTGCGCCTGCGTGGTTTTCTTGAGGCCGGTGTCACCGCTCACGAAATAGGCGGAGATCAGGCCGGCGAGAACCGGCATCCGGCGCTGCTTGCTTGTCATGTTCGGCAAGCGGCGGCCCAGGCGCATGACAGCGCTCTGTTCCGGCACGCTCTGGATAATCTGACGGGTAACGTCTTCGGGGATCAGCGCTTCCACGTTGGAGCGGGTGATCAAACTGTTGTAGGCCATTCAATCCTCTGTGAGTGTTTGCACTCCTTTCTCTAAAGCAGAGCGGTTAGCGCCCTGCGGCTTTACGGATGAAGCTGTTCATTGTCGGCTGTGCGGTGCCGGCCTGCGTTGCGCCCTGCGCAGCGTTGGCCGGTGGCGTGACTTTCTTGCGGAATAGTTCCGGCGCTGCCTCTCGCAGCTTGTTGAAGTCCACCTTGCCATCCTTGCCGATTAAGTCGAGATCCTGCGCAGCCAGCCAAGCAAGGCGGAGATTCGCAACATCAGCATTGTGGGCGTCCTCGTAGAACTGCGCCTTCTGATCAAGCTTGCCCATGTCACCGGTGAGCTTTTCCAGTTGAGTAGCCAATTCGCTGCCCTTGTCGGCCTTTCCGCTTAACTCCTTGATTTGAGCAGCGAGCTTTTTGCGCTCATTGCGCTCGGATGTTAGCGCCGACTTTAAGCCGTCCACATGATCATCGAACAAGTCTTTGGTGGCGTCATCCAGACCGCCATACCACTTGTCGAACGTCAGTGGCTCTTGCTGCTGCTGGCCTTGTTGGGCAGCGTCTTGCTTCTGCTGTTCCTGCTGCTGGTTGCCTTGCTCTTGCTTCTGTTCCTGTCCTTCCATGTAGCGTCTCGCTCCTGGTGGCATCTCGCCAAAGTGAAATAAAAAAAACGGGGATGTGACAAGATTGATTTCTTGTCACATCCCCGTGTGTCTCTGTTCCTGGTGATGTTCGCTGGTGTGGTAGCCAGCGCTAAGTATTAAGTTGACCAGCCCAGGCATCAAACCTGGCTACACTTCCTTGCGTCCGGCTTTTTAACCGGAGGAAGCTGCACCTCTTGCGCATCGCCGGCCATGATTAAACTTTGAAAAACAATGATCTGCGCACCATTCTACGCACGCTAACCGGCAACGGCTTTGTCAAATGATACGTTACACGGTTAAGAGCGTGAAACAATTTTCTGGTTGCCGCAATCATGAAAACAACTTCTCGATTGCCCGCGCGATACAGTACGGGATTACCGCCAACCCGATGCTGAACGCAATCGCACCCGTCTGCTGCATCACGTTGTCACCGCCACCACCCGATATGGCACTGATCATCGCCAGCATACCGCCGATGGCAAAGAGCAGGGCAACTACATAAACGAACTTGATAAAGAACTTCACTACCGCTCTACCTTTCCAAGTGGGCGCACCGTCCAGTCTTGCACGCCATTCTCCACAGTCAAGATAATCTCATGGCGGCCATCGGGGAGCGCTTGCAGACGGCGCATTAACTTTACAATTTGCTGCGTCGCCAAATCTTTGGTGAGCGTATCATGTTTTTTGGATTCCGTCAAGCTTTCAAGCATTTCTCTGTAGCTCCTGTACCGTCGCCGGCACGATGGCGTCGCCCCACGTTGCGTTGGTGCGCACGGCGGCGAAGTTCTCGAACGCCATGCCGTCCTTGTACATGGCGTAGCGCTGCGGCCCCAGGATCTTGCGCTGCGTCGCTTCCGGCTGCGCCGCGAACCATGCTGGCCCTTGCCGCCACTGTGGAGGCGCAAAGCCTTTCACGATGGGAACAGTCGTGCAGCGACAGTTGGGATGCGCCTTGAACGATTCGCCCAGCGCCATCTCCTGCCCATCCGCAGCAAGGCAGCCAGCACATACCCTAGAGTCATGCGCCGATAGACGACGTGCGCCATCCACCACATTGCTGTGCTGATAAGCCGCCATGCTGCTTTGCCGATAAACCCGCATCTGCTCAGTCCGGGCAATATTCATCATCCTACTCAGCGATTGCGACAACCCATCACGCACCATCATGCGGGCCGTGCGCTGTGGATTGTAGCCCAGCGCCGTCGCTTCGATTAGCCTGTCGAGCGTCCCTTGCGCCCCTGCGCTGAAAGAATTCTGCAATAAAGTTTGCAGGGGTGAGCCGTCGCCCGCTAAACCAACCATGTTTTCGATGACATTGATTGGCAAAATGTCAAAGCCGAGACGGGGCGCAATGCTGCGAATCGCCGCCGTTGCTGCGTTGATGCCCTGCTGCCCGTAGTGGCGCTGTGCCGACTGGATCAGCCCATCGGCGTAGTCCACATAGCTGCTATGCTCTCGTTGCACCTGACGCAGCAGCGAAGCGTAGCGATCAAGCTGGAACTGGCGTGATTGAAGTTGCCCAACGGTAAGCCCATCCTGCGCAACCCTGGCCGCAAACACCTCAACCTTGTCCTGCAACACGTTCTCAAGCGCTGCCCAGCGGCGTGTCATGGACGCAAGCTGCTCGCCTTCACGCCGCAGCAGGGCCGCTTTGAACGCTTGCATTGTTTCGACAACTAGGCTCATTATCGTTCATCCTGGCCGCATAGGAAGGCCGTGGCGCTGTTTTGCGCCGATTCGTGACTCATTGCATCAGAATGCGCCGTGGGGCAACAGGAAGGCCGTAGAGCGTTTTAGCGCCCGTACACCAAACCATTGCCATCGTACCCAACTTCGCACAGCGTAGCCGCCAGCGCTGCCCATGACGCCGTGTGCAGCCTGATCTTGCTCAAGTTGTTCAGCAGCCACTCTGTCATGTCCCACGAGCCGGTGTAGGCCCGTGACGCCCCTTGCCAGTCCGCCACCATCTCCCGCAAGTCCCGCTTCGGCATACGCATCAAGCCCGCTTCCACATTGCTGCCCCGTGGCGTGAAGCCGTCAGGGAAGATAAAATGCTGCCAGTGGTGACTTCCGCAATGAACATGATGTAACCAAGCTGATGCAAAGCCATCAGGATCACCCTTATCCCCATGAAACTGCCTTGCGTAATAGGGGAACTCTTCTGGCATCCATTTAGAGTAATCGTGCTGATCTAACTGCGAATCAGGCAAGCCCAACTTGCGCCCCGCCTCTTTCACGTAAGCCACATGGGCGCAAAGCGATTCGTGGTAGCTCTGCGCTTGCGCCGGCGTGATGCCGTAAAAATCGAAGTCCACAATCGAAAGCGTGGAATCGCCTAACGAAAACTTCATGTTGCCCCCAAGCTAACCAGCGTCATTACACCCATTTTTGTGTCCACAAAAATCACTTTGCCTATTACTATCCGAAACGCATTACACCCATTTTGGCGTTCATTACACCCTTCATTACACTTTGGGTGTAATGAATTTTTGACCAATTTACACTGGAAAAAATCGCCATTACACTCATTACACTTTTTTTTTAAAGGCACCACAGTATTTTTTAGGCCGAAAATAAACATATACAAACTAATTCAAATTGGGGGCATCTACGCTCATCTATATCCATTGTCGATATATGTGTATTTTTTGGCCTCTCATGTGCGAGGATCATGGTGTAAGAAGTGTAAGAGTGTAATAATTGGCATTCTACCAGTGTAATAATTCATTACACTTTTCATTACACTTTTTTTAAAGGTGTAATGGACTCATGCGCTATTATCATTGCCCTTATCAAACCCTTCCTGCGCATTCAACAGTGCCGCCGCAATGCCCGCTTGCTGCGCCGCCTGCGCTTCTTTCTGGTCGGCGGCAAGCTGATCAAGCTCCTGCTGCGTCCACCCTTCCCGGCGTAGCACGGTGGTGAGCGGGATGCCGGCGTCAACGCTCGTTTTGCGAATATCGGCGCTTGTGCGTGGCTGCACCGTTTCCGGCTTGTCGAAGATAGGCGTGATGGCGCTTTCGTCCACAGCGATGCCGTCGAGCATGAGCAAGAAATGCGCCAGCTTGCGCCAGGCCACGGTGAAGCGGTTGATGTAGCGCTGCGTTTTCTTGTTGATGGGACTTTCCATCGTCATGAGCGCTTCGCCCGATGGGTCGCCGCCCTGCGAGAAAAAGTAGTGTTTTGGCGTGCGGCTGATAATCGCTACCGTATTAACTCGCTGCTCAATTGCTTGCAAATAATTTTGCAGGTCGGAAGCGGAGAATTCGCCTACCTGCGTTCCCTGGCCCTCCCCGTCGCTGGCGGGGATGTTCCACAGTTCGTTGGGGGCATTCTTCAGCACGCCGTTCTTGATTTGCGCCTGCGAGATGATCCAGCGCTGCTTGAATGCGCCGTACTCTGCCGCCACCATCATATCGGCCATCAGCTTGTTGATGCTGTCCTGCGGCCCAATGACGTTGCTCAGTTCGCTGATCGTGCCACGGCGTTCCCGGCGCAAGTGGAACACCGGCACAACGCCGTAGGGGTTGCTGGCCGGTTCCGCGATGGGCTGAAAGGCGGCGGCGCTCTTCACGTCCTGCGGCGCTGCCTTGCCGCTGCTGCGATAATACTCAAGCCGGTCAGGATAGTAGAGCGTCAGGTAGCGATAGTTGTCATCGCCCAGCCACCACTTGGCGGCCATGCGCTTGACTCTGGGGTTGGCAGCGTCATAGAAAACATGCACGTTGCGAGAATCGTTGTAGAATGCTGCCGGTCTGCCGTCCTCATCCGGCCACGCAATGATGTAGCCCTCGCCAGTGACAAGGGCGCTCAGATGCGCATCGTCAGCGTCCACGCTTAGTTCTGTGGCGGCCCACAGGTCAGCAAGGCGTTGGGTCGCCAGTTCGCTACCGGCCACGGTGAAGCCGTGCAGGTTGAGGCGTTCGATCACGCTGTCAACGACAACGCTACACCAGTTCTCGGTGAAGTTGGCGTCCAGTTCCTTGAAGATGTCACGTAGGCGCTCACGGTTGAACTTGAGCGGATGCTCCCCATTGTAGTAGCTCCAAAAAGCATCCTGCTCGATTTTCTTGCTTGACAGCGCCGCAAACGCCAGTTCTAGATCGGTCATGTGTTACCCCTGGGACGATGAAGCGCCCCAGCCTTTGATAAGCTTCTGCAATTCGTTGTAGCAACCCGCCGCCGCATCGACGCTGTCGTCATGCGCCAAATCGGGAAAGCCGTGCATGTGGTTGAGCCAGCGATTGTTCCATGCGCCCCGCAGCAGCTTGACGTTGCCGGCGAAGGCTTGCGCTGATAGCCCCTTCGCCCTGGTGAGCTTATCGCCCTGTGGCGGAATGCCTCGCACGTCCCAGCCATCAAGCATGGCGACGATGGTTGCTGCGTCACGCTTGCCACTTGCGCCGCCTTCCCGCTCGAAGCGCACCGGCACATTGCGCCCGTCCTGTAGCGCCGTGTTCTTCACCGCCGTATTCGTGCGTGCTGGATCAATCTGGTCTTCTGTGCTGTCCAGGATGTAGTAGACACCATCGACATAGCGCATGAGACAGGACGCCGTGAAGTCTGGGTCATCCTTTGCCAGCTTCTTTTCGGTCGCTGCGAAATCCCAGAAGCGCACGGTATGCCCGCCAGCCGGTACGGCGTCCACAATTTCAAACCATGCCTTGTTAAACACTTTGCCCGCCGCTGGCTTGACGAGCCAGTTGCCCTTGAGCAGTTGTTCCTGCTCCACGTAGGTCAGCGCCTTGAGGTTGGCAAGGTAGCCGGGATCGTTGTCGAGCAAGATTTGATTGTCGTAGATGTCACTGTGAATAAACGCAAAACTTTTTGGATCGCTGTCTGGATATTGCGCCTGCAATGCTTCTCGGCTTTCCGCCCAACGCAGTTCATCGTTAATCGTCGTGAACCAGCGAATCACCCCGCTACGCTCTGGAATAGCATAGCCATCCTCACCGATATACCAGCCGACAAACTCATGAATCCAGCCGCCAACCGGATCGTCAGGCGGCACGGGGTTGCACGTTGCCCGAATGTACGGCTTGACTCCGGCAGAGGCGTTGCGGTTTCGAGAGAACAGATAAAAGAATTGCCTTCTCGAAAAGTGGGGAAGTTCATCCCACAGGAACAGCGCCACCTGACTGCCTTGCCAGTCGAACCGGTTCTTTTCGTGCTGCATGTGCGCCATGCTGACGGTCATGCCGGACGGAAACACCCACTTGATGGGCGCTGTCATCTTTGCCTTTGCCCCCACAAGCGGGAAGAGCTTCGACGCTTCATCGAACATGCCGCCTTCGACAATGATCTGCGGATTCGTGCGCCGTAGGGCAACCGCACCGAACTCTTTGTTGTCCTTGTGGCGCAAGCACTCAAGCAGCAATGACCACGTTTTGCCGCCCCCTGCCGCTCCGCCGAAAATGACGAAATCAGCGGCGTTGGACAGGAAAAGCTCTTGCTTACTTTGCGGTCTAATTGCGATCATTGCTCGGCAAGTAAATCACCACTTGGCTTTGCTCCGTGGGTGCTTCTTCCGGCTTGTCGCTGAACAGCCCATGATGCTTGCCCAGCTTGTCCAGAGCGTCCAGGGCGCTGTACATTTCGACGGAAGTTGTCACTTCCTCAATCGTGCCATCCTTTGTGGGTACAGTTTTTATCTTGCGTGTCCACTTCTTGATAAGCTTGGTTTTGCCGTTGCGTCGTGCTTTGGCAAGGTCAAGGTCGCCGTCATCATCAAGCACGTCGTTAATGTCACCCCGGCCCATGTCGGCCAGGCGCATGATCACTTCGTCACGCCCCATAGCGGTAGCGCTAAGGCGTTCGCTGATAGCCTGCGCAATTTCCGGTTTCTTTAGGTTCTCTGAGCCGATGGAATGCGCCGTCTTTTCGCTGTAGCCAGCAGCAAGCGCCGCCTTCGTTGCGTTGAAGGTGGACAGGTAAGAATCAATGAAAACTTGCTGCCGTGCGTTCAGTGACATTACCCTATTCTCTTGCTCGGCTTCACATTGATCTGCACATCGTCGGACGCCGCCTTACCCATGCCCGTGCTGTAGATGCCGGCATACCATGTACCGGCTGCGTCAACATCGAAGGTGAGCGTGTAGACGCCCTGTGACAGCCGTTGCACCTTATCGTCCACGCCATAGGTATAGGTCGCCACCACACCGGCGGGTGAGCGTGTCCAGCCCTTGACGGTGCCGGGATCGATGAGCAGCGTCACCGTGCCGGTAATCCGCACTTGGTCGCCAACATTGAGACTAATTACCACAATGCACCTCTGCTGTTACCGCACCGCCGCCCCCAGCCGTGGACGCCACGCGCCACTGTTGGGGGGCCGCCGCTGTCACTTCCCATTCGCCCCCGGCGCTGGCCGTTACGCACCATTCGGCGTAAATCTGTTGGGCGTTGCCATAATGCCCACGAGTAAAGACGGACAGCGCCCGTCGCAGCCAGCCGCCGCTGAAGATGTTCCTAGCTTTGTTCACGGGTCGTATCCGTCAGCGTGTGGATGCGCTGCACGCTGCCATCAGGCGAACTATAGGTAATTGTGGCCGGGTCAAGGCCGTCGTCGGCTTCGCTGTCGCCCACGATAACGGCCCAGATGTCGAGCCACGCCGTTTTTACGTCCTTGCCACTTTTCAGCACGTAGCCCATCAGCGCCGAGACAACTGACGCCGCTGTTGGTTGCGCTGCGATGATGACCGCCGCTGCGTTGTCCAGTTCGGCCTTTGTTGGCGGATCGTAGGCCGCCAATGCTGCCGCTGCCGCTGCCTGCACTTGCGCCGCTGACAGGTCGTTGAGCGCCGCAATGTCCACCTGCACGGCGGCCTGCGCTGTGTCCAGTTCGGCTTTTGTCGGCGCGTCGTAGGCGGCAAGGCGGCTGTCAATGTCGCCGGTGGTGAGCGTTGACGTGCCACGACTGCCAACGGCAACATCGAGATTGTCGAGCTTGGCCGCCCGCGTCGCCGTGTAGTCGCTTGCCAACGGCTTTGCCGCCCCAACAGCCACCCTCATGTACTCCGTGCCACTGATGCCAACCGCCACAACGCCGCCGTCGGCTGGTAGCGATAAGCCCGCATGGTGCCATGCCCCGCTCCCCGCTGGCGCTTCGTACCATCCGGTCGTGGAGAAAGCGGCGTGAACGGTGGAACCGTCCAGTTGATAGAGCGTTGCGCCGATGGCTAAACCGGTGCGTGCCGGGCCTAGATAAGCGTCGATTGGTTCTGTTTGCGCCATAGTCAGTCTTTGCTCACAATTTGCACGACTGCCACGATACGGCCATCCACGATTTGCGGCGTTGCGATGAGGTCGCAGTTGTACTCAGTCAGGAGCGCCGCAAGTTTCTCGCCACACTCACGGACACGCTGCTGACGGAACGCCGCGATTTGCTCAGGTGTGATTTGTTCGCTCATTCGCCACCGCCTAGCTGTTGTGCGATAGCCGCCGTTGCCTGCGCTGTTGCCGTCAGTGTAGCAACGGCGCTTTGCAGCGTAGCAATGTACGCCTGCACGGTAATTTCCTCTGGTTCAATGGCGAATGGCGCATCTTGCCCGGTCGCCGCCGCCAGCACATTGACGATGTGCATGGTGTCATTGATCGTCTTCATCGCTGCCCGTAGCGCAGCGATGAATGGTGTCACGGCGGCCACGGCGCCTGCGTGGTAGGTCGCCATGCTTGACAGATCATCAATACTATCGTTGCCACCAGACAAAGCAATCGTCAGGTACTCATATTCAACCAGCGCTTTGTGGGCGTTGGGATGCACACCGAATACCAGCGTATCGCGTGGCGCATGGCGCATGGCGAGATAGCGGTTAAATATGCGTTCGTCGTTGATTGTTGAGATTTGTACGGTCATAGATCCTCTATACGAGAGTGAATGTTTTGGTGACACCGCCAACACGACACTTAAAATCGGTGCCGTCAAACCAAATGTCGCCATCATTGGGTGTAGTTGGCGCAATGCCGCTGCGAATACGGAGACTGGCGCGTGCGGTGGTGCTGGCTGCAATGTCGGCTACTGCAGTTGGTGCTGTGCCGAAGCCGACTCGCCCGCCGAAATAATTTATATCTCCACTCGCTGCCTGATAGATTCCGTAGCCATTACTGACCCCCGTTCCTTTTTGAGCTTCAATGTACAGCCCGAAACTAGTAACTGCCGTGCCACCACCTAGATCCGGAGTGGCGACATAGAAGCCTCGCAATTCCGATATTGCTACTGTATTGGCGCCAGTGTTAGTGATAATAGCATTGACGAGATTAAAATTTGTGATAACGCCAGCAGCGCCAGCGCGGATCACTCCGCGCACAGAGAGCGGATAGATCGCCGCCAGCGCGCCAGCATGAGTTGCAGCCACTTCCACACCGCCAATGAAACCTGCCTGCTGATTGCTATTGGTAACTCCGGCCGCAGTGCCAGTATTTAGCACGGCTGAAAGGGCGGCATTTGTGAAATTTGCGGTAGAGGGTTGCGATAGCGTAACTAGCGCCTGTATTCCAAAACGCGCTACGGTATTGCCCGTATTAGTATAGACAACGTGTAGCGGATGTGATGGCGAAGTTGTATTAATGCCGATCCGCGCATTTGCCGTGTCCACATTTAACACATTTGCGCCTGATGCACTCTGGATTTGCACCGCCGTCGTGCTGTCAGCAGCCGGACGAATCGTTGACGTCGTAATGCCGTTGGTGAACGTTTGCCGCTGACTACTTGCCCCCGCCCTACTTCCATCCGCCAACAAATACCCCGTCTCCGCCTGAGTTGCAATCGTGCCAAGCCCCAGCGTCGAACGCGCAGCGCTGGCGTCAGCATCGTCCACCAGCGAACGACCGAAACTTGTTAGCGTCGCCAGCGCTGCCGTACCACTGCCCGTAAAATATGGCGCTCTGTCCGCAGCGCTTGTCAGGCCAGCAATAGCGCTCAACTCAGCATCCGCCGGCTGAAATGCGGCGCTGCTTTGGCCGTCGAGCAAATCAGCGTCCAGTCCGCTCCCGGCGCCATCAACCGTCAGCAGCTTCGTGAGGATAGCCGCCGCTGTGTTGGCGCTCTCTAGCTCGTATTGTGCGTGCGGATCACTCGCCGCCACATGCGCGGCAACCGCCGCCGCTGCCGTGCCTGCCGGGTCGAAGTTCAGTGATTGCGGCTCAAACTTGCCAACTGCGCTGTTCCATAGCCACGCCTTGCCGGTGTCGGTTGCGCCACCGGCAGGCGGTTGGAAGTCGGTGAAGAAGCCCTCGCCAACGCGGCTGGGTACGTATGTCAATGTGGTCATAGGGCAGAAATCCAGCGAATGATGTCAGCGAATGATGTCCCTGTGCCGATGGCAACGCCCACGGCAATCGAGGCCAGCACAGCAATGGTGACGAGCGCCGCCACATAGCCGTGCTTCACATAAATGTCCTTAATCCACCCGATAATCATCTTTTTTCAACTCCAAGAAACTTGCAATGTACAGCACTTCAAACAGCAGCCCCAGCCCTGCCCACACCATCAGCGACGCCCGAATGAGCGTGCGCAACGTGGGCAGCGGAATGGCTGGGTCGTCGCCGGTGCTAATCACCAGCAAGGCCAACGTGAGCGCCAGCGCCAGGTTTGCCGGGACGCCCACCAAATAGAAGTGCTGCCCCCGCCGCTGATAGTCGAGCCAGTAGCGCGTCGCCTTGAGCATCGCCGCCGTCAGCCCCGCCAGATAGCAAATGGTGAGCAGTTGAGCAATCATCCCTGTAGCCATGTGAGTGCCATATAAGCCAAAATCAAGCACAGCGCCCCTATAACGATAAGCAGCCCCGCCGTTGTGGGCGCAATGACGATCTGCTTATTGCCCTCCAAAGCGTCAAGCCGCTCCTCGTTGTTCTCTACCCGCTGTTCCGTGGCTTTTTTCCAGTCTTCGTTCGCTTTGATGTAGGCCGCCAGTTGGTCAGGAAAGCCGACAATGCGATAGGACGGGTCGCCGTCCATGAGCGCCAACACACGGGCGAGGGTGCGCTTGGTTTCCTCCTGCGA